ACCCAAGGACGCTATGCCTTGACCTAGCTGACCCGTCGTGGATATACCACCACCACCCATATTAGGAAACGCTTCGTTGACCAAGGACCGTATACCACTCATCACACCAGATACTTTTTGTAGGGCCTCCTGTTGCATAGGTTGCATGGCCTGATCTACTTGGCTCATGGCCCGCTGACCGAGGAACTGTTCAATCAGAGGAAACGGATCGTTTTGGATCTGTTGCATAGTGTTCTGAAAACCCTGTTGCATTTGATTAAATTGATCAAAATAGGGATTGAGCCCTGTGTTAGGATCAACAGTAGGGGTTTGACTACCAATGGGCTCATCAGGAGCCGTTTCAGGTGGTAGAATAATAGAAGGTGGTAACATCGACGACATAAAAAGAATTATAAACAATCTCAGATAAAATAACAATAAATATTGTTGTTGTCGGTTACGGTTACTTATATAGCTGAGAAAATAGAAAAAAATATTTTTAGTGAAAAATAGGTGTAACCAGTGTAACCGCGTAACCTTTTGTACAAAACCCCTTATATATAAGGACAAAACTAGGTTACATAAAAGGTTACACCTTGAAATACAAAAATGTAACCCTCGATTTGGCTTAATGTGAATATTTTTCATTTTTTTTAAAAAAATATTTTACTGGAATATATAAAGAAAGTATCGTACATATAAGAAAAGACTTATAGTTGGAGCAGAGTATGGCAAACTTAAATAAGAGTTCAAAGCTTGATTATAAAAAAATACCAAGATCACTAACTTTGAATAATAATCCCAAACCATCTTGGGTAAAAGAGAAACCACCACGCAATCCAAATGAAAAGAGAGGTCGTGTTAGAGTTCATAAAGATCAAAAGCTAACAAGACGACAGGAGCTTTTTGTTAAGGAGCTAGTATCTAACGACGGCCAGATAACTTTATTGGAAGCTGCTATGAAAGCAGGGTATTCCAAATCTTCTGCTCATATCAGAGCTTATGAACTTACTAATCCACATTTGAGCCCTCATGTAGTAGCCGCCATAAAAAGAGAAAGAGATCTTTTGGATGAGAAGTTTGGAGTAACTTACGCTAGACACATTCGGGACTTACAAAGAATAAGAGATATGGCTTTGGAAAACGGAGCCTACTCAGCCGCCGTTCAAGCAGAATTTCGTAGAGGTATGGCACAAGGGGACATCTATGTGAACAAGTCTGAGATTAGGCACGGATCAATAGATAGTATGAGTAAAGAAGAAGTTGTAAAAGCAATCGAAGAAATAAAAAGGTCTTATGGTGAACAAACCATTGATATTACCCCAGACGAGCAAGAAGGAAGCAGGACTATATCAGCAACTGAAATCAGCCATCAAGAGGTCGAAGAGGAACTTAGTCCTAACAAGGATTGAGAATTGGGCAGGCCAAGGTATTCCTGATCTTCTTATTTGTGATGAAATGGGTTTGTTTCATTTTATCGAACTAAAGTTTGTAAAGGCTAACGCAGTTAATCTTAGTCCGCATCAGGTAGCATGGCTTACAAGACATAAGCATAGTAGCTCTTGGGTACTTATAAAGAAACAGAACAATCCAACTACTACGGCCGAGTTATATTTATATAAAGCGGATCAGGCTATTGATCTTAAAACAAATGGATTAAAGACAGAGCCAATAGGACGTTGGAAAGCACCTTTTGAATGGGAAAAACTGTGGGACTTGATTTATCCCATATAATTCTATATCATAAACGAATCACAATTACATGGAGGTTAAGTGATGGATAACAACCCGTATAAGTTTAAAGATGCAGTGATTGCACTTGAAACTTTAAAAAATATTGAGATTGATGACTATAATAATTGTAAGGATCAACATCATCTTTTAGAAACTCATGTTAATTTCCACAAAACGATTGAAGAGATTAATAATGTTATTGAAATATTAAACAAAAACATTGAATTAGAAGAGGGAGGTTAAGTGATGAGAGGTAATCCAGATGATTTATCAAACCAACTTATTACTAAGATTAAGACTTGGCTTAAAGAAGAAATAGATCAGGCAAATGAACAGGAGTGGGAGGAAACTTATGAGGATGGTATACTTGAGGGTAGAGCCGAAGTTTGTGAAAGCCTGCTTTATTTTATTGGTTATTGGGAAAAGGGTGAGGAGTGATGTCCAAAAAATTAAAAGCAATTAAGGAGGCTAGTATTTCAATAGCTTGTTTACTTGATGAAGTTGAGAATAAAAAAATTAAAAAAGATTTAGAACATATACAAAATCAAATGACAATCCTTGAACAACTTGATTACCCAGAGTTATCCACAAAAGATATAAATAAAATTGTTGAAAAGTATGGTTGGAAACCAATGGACACTAAGGACGGTTTAGCTTGGTTTGGAGGTAAGACACATTCTTGTTTAGGAGATCATATAGCAGATGAGCATGAGGATTTTGAAAACATTGATTTTTTGGTAGCAGGTTGGAGGAGGAGTGATGAAAACGTATGAAATAACTGTAGTGTGTACAACAAAACGAGAAATTGTTGTAAAAGCTAATAGTAAGAAAGGGGCTAAAAAACTCGCCATTAAAGAGGCTAATGCGCTTGTTGGGAGTTATTGTGAAAGCTACGTAGAAAATGTTGAAATATTGAAAGAGGGCGGTGACTAATGAGAGATAAAGATAGAGAGGCTGAACAAGACTATTGGGATATTCACCTAGAAGAAGAAAAAGAACACATAGAAAAAGCGAAAGCAAAAGGTGAACCAATGCTTATTCTAAATGAAAAAGTAGTCTGGGTTAACAAAGATTATTCTAAATTTAAAAATGTTAAAGGAGGTGATTGATTGTTTATTTTAACTTGGATTGGTAAGTTATTGTATGGTGATAAATATGATGAACTTATGAAGAAAACCAATAAAACAAGGCGGAGAAGATAAAATTATAAGGGGGCTTGACTAGTCCCCTTTTTAATTTATTATATATGGGATAAGTAACATACATGGAGATTCGCTTATGACTAAATATTTAACAAAAAGAGATATAATTCGTCTTAACAACAAAGCGATTAGAACAAAGAAAAATCGTTCTATTCGCCCCGACATTTACAAAGTATTAAGAGATACTTTTAAATATCCTATTATATTTTCACTCGTACATAATGATATTGAAATGAGAGTTAATATTTTATTTGGCGAGGGTGGAAGTAAAATTGAAACTTTTTGGCTTGATATGGATTTTAAAGATTATGATAAATTACCAACTGCTGAGGTGGGGTAGATTATGGAAGATTTAACAGACGAAAAATTAAATAAACTTTTAACAGAAGAAGTTATGGATTATTGGCTAGGTGACGCAACCAATAAACAAGCCAGAATAAATCTTTTTTATGAATGTAAATATGATCCAGAAGTATTAAATAGTGTACTAGATCATTACGTTGGCGGTCACGATCTCAAAGAGATACATAATCAAGTATGGTCTGTTCTTAATAGAAGTGACTATTTTTAAAAACAATCAAGGCGGGCTATTTACAACCCGCCTTTTTTTATGCTATATATATGGGATAAATTTTATACATGGAGAATCGCATAATGGAAAAACAAATTGAAAATATGACCGATCAAGAATTAGTTGATTATTTATTTGATAAAGTGGACGTAAAAAAAACTATTTATAAAATGTTAACTGAAAACACAGGAACTCATTTTTTGGATTCAGGCGGGGCTAGTAATAGAAATTGGCAACGTAACCAAATAAAAACAATTAAAGACTTTCAAGATGAACCTGAGGCTACCTTAAGCTTTGATGTTTGCGGAGATTATATATATTTAGAACCGACCGTATCCGTATTTCATAAATTATCTAAATTATTAGATGAATGCAAAATATGTAAAGATTTTAACGCTTTGAAAGTTAATAATTGGGATAGCCAAAACTATATGGGCGTGAGTAAAGAGGGAGAAAACTTTTTAAACTCTTACGGCTTTACTACTCCAGATAATCCCGTTTGGAATACATACAATTGGGATAACTGTTTCAGTCAAGTTGTGCAGGGTACTAATTTAATTAGTGATAACAACGAAAATTATGTTCTTATTCAAATACATCAGGGCGCGGATGTAAGAGGGGGATACACCGACGCTAAACTATTTATTATCTCGGACGGGATGGATTGTGAACATTATTCTGTACATGATGATAGGTGTAGTTTTAGCGTTAAAAATCCTGCAATTGATGTACTAACGAAAGATATGTTTAATTTTACCCGTAATAATGAATTAGTTATTGATTATAGAGGCGGATATTTTAGCAATGGGGACGGGCTAGAATTGGACCAAGAATATATTAAAAAGTTTGCAACGCTATGCGATTATAAAACTATAAGCGGTTGGATAGTAGAATAAAAAAGCTTGCAATATAAGAGAAATAATATATTTTAATGGGGCGGGGTATTTTTCCCGCCTTATTTTATTAATTAACATGGAGTAAAAATAAAATGAATAAAATAGTAGACAATTTAATTAACAACGCAATTGCAACCGCAGAAAATACTGCAGACGTAGTATTTCCGCCGCTAGAAAAAGTAAATTTCTCGGCCGTAAAAACCCCGATTTATTTACGTAATGTCAGCGGGGATTATGTACCCGTACCAATTGAAACGGGGCAAGCTATTATTAGGACCGATAATAGTACCCCGCTCGGCGTAATGAAAAAGCGATACGCAATCGCGGATAATTCAGAATTAGATAATGCGGTCCGCGAGGGATTAGAGGATTCACTTCCTAAAGAGGCCTTGCAAAATATTAAGTTAATTGAGAAAACCGCCGATAATGGTTCGATATGCCGTTGGGGTTATTCTTTTGACGGCCTTGGCCGAGATATCCGCCAATTGACGGGTAGTAAAACTCAATTAAATTTTAGGGTTATGATCATTAATAGTTTTGGCGGTCAAACTGCAATCAGATTGCAAGCGGGCGCAGAAGATTTATTTTGCACCAATGGTTGCACATCTGCAGAATTAATGGCCACCGCTTTCGGTCACACCGCTAGTTTTAACCCCGCTCAGGTAAAACCATTTATTGAAAAGCAAGTAGAGTATTACGAGTTAAAGGTCCAAACTTGGCAAGCATGGGCAAACAAAGAGATTAACTTTGATCAGGCTTTTAAAGTTTTACAGGATAATTATCCCGCTTCAGAAAGTGAAATTAAAAGAGCAGAAAAAAAAGGATTTACTGCAGGCGAAGCAAAAAGCAGAAAAACCGCGCAATTAATGGAGCAATTTGAAAAAGAGGCGGAGCAAAGAGGTTCTACAGTTTGGGCCTTATATTCTGCTTTAACTCATTACGCCAGTCATTCAACTGGTTCTTTTACTGTTAAAAATTCTGCTAATCGGGACAATGTAGAAACAACTTTGATACAAAGAGAGCGCGAGGTTAACAATGTGACCGCGTCCGAGAGTTTTTTAGAACTAGCGGCATAACTTGACTATATAAGATAAAACCTATATCTATTAGGGGCGGGGTATTTTATCCCGCCCTTTTTAATTTAAACATGGAGTAAAAAAAATGGAAAAAACAACAGATAAAGAAAAGTTAAAGGATTCTATTTCACATCAGTTAGTACAACTAGCAGACTACACTTTTACAATAAATAGTCTGTTTAATACGAACTCATTACATGAAGATAGAGAATATCTTTTTTGGAGGGTTAGAGGACTACATGAAGGAATGAAACGTCTAGTAAAAACTTTAGATGAACAAGGCTTAATTGAAAAAGATAAGCCAAATTATCATGGAGATGAAACTGCCAAACAAATGATTGATAGCTATCTCCAATATAAAACCCTTGATCCAAGCACTTGCACTCGTGATTAAAACCTATCACACAATCAAAATTAAGGCGGTCCTAGTACCGCCTTTTTTTATTTCTTTATTTTAGTAAAACAAGCGAAGATCCGCCCGCCCTGAACCATTTAAAACGTATCAGGACCGTGGACCGCGGACAGTTGACCAGCAACCGCCGATAATTATTCCCGCTTATTTATTCGGGGCGGGGTATTAGCTAACGAAAATTTACGATTAAAAAAACCCGAAATATTTTCGGGGCGGGGTATTTCCGACTCCGAATCTTGTACCGCGTCCGAGATAAAATATTTTAGGACCGCGCACCGCGGACTGAGTATTTTGGTCCAATAATTTTAGCGGGGCCCGTTTTTATCGGGTCAATTTTTCACGATCAAAAAACCAAAAAAATCGCACCAGAAACCACCGCCCGCGTGTCTGTGGCACAAGTGCAAGTGCCATGTTTTTCACAAATATTTATGCGTAAAAACGAACAAGTATTTACTATTTTGAAAAAAGTGCTATTTTAACGCTCAGGGACCCCCGATGAATGTACAGATAAATCAGACCAATGAAGATAAACTTTTGAAGCTCAGACTGCGGTTAGCGCAGCTTGAAAAGAACGAGGCTTGTCAGGATAATTTTTTAACTTTTGTACGTTCCATGTGGCCCGACTTTATTGCAGGTAGGCATCATTATATCATAGCGGAGAAGCTTCAGCGGGTCGCGAAGGGCGAACTAAAACGCTTGATTATCAACATGGCTCCGCGACACACGAAAAGTGAGTTTGCTTCCTTTTTGTTTCCTGCGTGGATGATGGGCCGTAATCCGCGAATGAAGATCATTCAGGCGACACACACGACGGAACTGGCCGTAAATTTTGGTAGAAAGACCAAAAATTTGATTGACAGTGATGATTATAAGATGGTGTTTCCTGACGTTAAGTTGGCGGCGGATAGTAAGGCCAGTGGTCGGTGGGACACGAGCAGTGGTGGTATGTATTATGCTGTGGGGGTTGGATCGAACTTGGCGGGACGTGGCGGTGACTTGGTGATTATTGACGATCCGCACTCGGAGCAAACGGCTATGAGCAGTAGTGGTTTTGACGATGCTTGGGATTGGTATACGGGCGGACCTAGACAGCGTTTACAGCCGGGCGGTAGTATTGTTTTGGTACAGAC